TTCGTCAAATTCATCACTACATTCGTAACAAACATCCATATCATCATATTTAGGGTTACATCCGCAGTTATTACATAGCGGGGTATCATCTTGGTATTCTCTTTGGTCATCATACTGACCTCCTGTAATAATAGTGTTAATCATAGTTAGTTTTTTAGGTTATTAATAAACTGCTCTGTATAATATAGTTTTGTTTCTTGACTCAAGTTTTTATCTGCATCTCCTTGAAATCTTGTGTTGTAAATTTCCCTTACTTGTATTAAGGGAGTGTTAGTTCTTGCTCCTATAATAAAAAGCGATTTGTTTAAGTTCATTTTAATCTTCATGATAGTTAGTTTTTTTAGGTTTATATTCTATTTATTGTTTCAAATCTTGTACAAAGATACGAATAATAAATGGAACTGCCAAATTATTTAGAAAGTTTTTTTAAATTTCTTTGTTATTTATCCTTATCTTTATCTTTATATTTATCCTTATCCTTATATATAAGGGTTCACTAAAGGGTTAGTTAAGGGTTGTTTAACTGTTAAAAATAATGTGTAATTCTTGCAACTTGACCATTAGTTTTCTCGTGTAAAAATCCTTCAACAGCTTTAGGTACTCCACAAAAACCTTTTCTATTATGCCAACTATCTGTTCCACTAGGACTTCTTAAGTACTCAATAGTAACCCCTATATAATCTTTAGCATCTAAATATTTGTGTTTAACTTTATGATGTAAGTGATGTAAATACCAATACCTAAATTTAGTTTCAGACCATTCTTTTGGTTTTTCATTAGCCATTAATAAGGGTAATTTATCCATTTTAGCTCCATCTCCATGTTCTAGCCCTATCAAACTATTGCCATATCTATAATATTTTCTATGAGAAACTTCAGCGTCAACAGTAACATCATCACATTTTCTAAACCAAGATTTTAATGCGTGAGCTAAATGAAATCCACTCTGGTAATCGTGATTAGACATACTATGAACACAATCTACAGGAGCAACCTCTCTCAACATCTCAACACATTTAACATATAAAGCTAATGCTATTTCAAAATGCTCCCACCATTTACCATCTGTATCTTGAGGGGTTCCTTTAGTTGTAGTTCCATAAACATTGTCTATATGTAGAATATCATTACCAATACAAAACAATATTCTATCTACATTAAAGTTTTCTACCTTCCATAATATACCATTTATACCCTCTATAACTCTATTGACAGCAGTATCTATATCATAACCGTCAACAGTTTCAACGCTATTTGCATATTTACCTATATGAATATCCGCTGGATTTATTACTAACAAATGTTCGTTAGCATCTTTTTTATTTCTTTTTAATTTTTTGTAGTTTGGAGAGTAATTTTCTATTAAATCTTTGATTTTAGGAAGTATATCCTCTTTATCTACAACATCTTCTTTTGTAACTATAGAGAACCTTAATTCTCCTGATGATGATTGCCAATGTTTAACACTAACGACATCCTTTTTATTTATACCCCTATCCTTTAAATGAATTTCTAAGGCTGTATTACCATTAATATTGTCAACAGTTTCAGCTCTATTTTGATAAATTAATTCTTCTTCTTCTGTGCTAAGTCTTAATCTTTTTCCGTACTCTTTCATAATTTTTTTTCAAATATACAAAAAAAATAATTATAAAAACGCAAAAGGGGGAACTACCCCCCTTTCACAACCCAAAAAAACTACTTGAAAACATAGAAATACTCCCGAATGGGAGTGTGTAGTTATCAGCAAAGATAACTATTTTTTACAACAATCATTGCCACAAACAGGATTTTTTTCAAACGCTGAAAAAATTAAAGGTAATACACCTATACCTGTTAGTATTAAATTATTTGTTGTTATACCATGAGCTGTTATATCAGCTGAAGCAGCTAACACAATTACACCTGATACAGTTCTTTTACTAGACCACTTACCTTTGTTATCCTTAAATAACTCTAATACAGCTTTTACTAATTCTGTAATTGGTTTTATGGCGCTGTCCGCAACAGCAGACCCTATCCATTTTGTAAACGGGTTTTTAAATTTAATACCCATATTACTTCTTAGATATATCAGCTATCCCCTGACCTAAGATAAGAGCGAGAATTGCGTAATAAACTTTTTCAACTTCTACTTCTGTTAATCCTAATTTAGCCGCAATAAAAGGAACGAATATAGCTCCCATTGTGTACCAAAATTTTCTTGAACCAAACATTTTCTTTAAAATATCCATTTTATTTAATTTTTAATTATTAATATTTAGAAACGGATAGCCGCTCCTACTTTAAATTCTCCATCTTTACTGTAAGACGGCTCTATATATAGCTTTTCCCATACTTGTAGGGAATACCCTAAACTTAATTCTACATTGTCTAAATCAAACTCATCTGTTGAAGATTGAGCTGACACAAAGATACCTCCACTTACATTAAATCTACCAAAGACATCGTAATCATCTCCATTTTTTCTTAATCCAATTGTTAATTTATCATTTACCTCATAACCAACACCAATACTATTAGTGAAATTACTTACCCCCCAACTCTCACTATCTGATGGCTGAGAAACATCACTCACTGCTATAAATTGAGCTGATGAAGCTAATGTTGTAAAAACTACTGCTAATGTTAAAATTACCTTTTTCATTTTATTTATTATTTTAAATTAATATACTCTATTGTTACTTCTTTACCATCCTCTAAAGCTTGTGCTATAGCAGGATATATCCTAGTGTAAGCTTGTGTAGATTTTCCTATATAACCATCTTTTTCAATCTGATTATTAACTTGAGTATCTCCAACAAGCAAACAACCAGAAGTGTGCTCATCAGTATTACCGCAATGTATAAGTATATACTCAAAGTTCGGAACATCTCTTACCCACAAAGTCCCCTTATGTATATCAGAGAACCTTTTTTTATATTTATTATGTATTCCACCAACTGTTCTTAAAGTTATTCTATATGTGCCTTCTGGTATTCTAGTTTCTGTTATAACCTTTTCTTCCATAGGTCTATACTCATCTTCTAAGGTATAACACAAAAACTTCTCTCCATCCGTTACATCAAACAAAAGTCCATTTGTAGAATCTTCTTCACTACTAAATCGTACTACTTTTAATTTCATACTATCTTCCTTGACCTCTATACTTTTTTTTATAACCCTTTTGACCAACAGAAGCATTCTTACTATGAACTCCCCTACGCTTCTTGCTATTAGACTTCCTGAATACAAATCCTAATCCTTTTCTAGCCACTACTCTGTTATCATTAACACCTCAACATCACAAGCTGCTGTATTAGAGACTGCTGCTATCTGAGTTATATCTGCAAAAGCACCAAATACATCTCCCCCTGCAGTTACATCAATATCAGGACTCATTAAGAAAAACGATTCTCCCGCCTCTACTTTAAAAAACTGAGAGTCTGTCCCATCATAAAGTCTAAGAGTTAAAAAATTTGTATCATCTAAATTTGTTATTCTAAAATAACACCAATTAGCAGCTACTATCTGACCCCTGCCGTCTACTGTGGAAGCATGAAAAATATCTGTAAAAGGAGTGTCCTCTGTTGCTGTCGCTATACTCATTATTCTTTGTATAACCTCTCCCTGACTTCCAAAAGATTTAGCTACAGCGTTACCATAGGTTACCCCGTTAAGAGTTATGTTTTCTGATAGTGTTATTGTTGCTATTGCGGGAGTTACTGTAGTTGCCATATTATTTATTTTTTAATTTGTAAAATTTATATATTGTAAATGCAATCGCTAAAGATATTGAAATAAAAGTCAATATCTGATTACATTCTGTTAAAGTTAAAGCGCTCGCCCCTCCATTTGCCATTACTACCTGAGCCGTATCTTTTGTCATTTTTTTTGTTTTTTTTAATTTGAATAAATTAATTCTATTGATATGTTAAAATATAAATCACTATTTCCTCCAGCTGATTTCACTAAAGGTATTATTAAATCTCCCTTAGATAAGCTTCCCACTGTAAACACTGTCTCATCTATCGCTCCCATTAAATTATTATTCCCATAAGTAGAAACACTTATTTCATCTAAAATAGTTATAGTGTTAGCTGCAGCTCCTACCTCAAAAGAATCCGAAAGGTTTGCTGTTGGAGTACATTTAATTAATGCTAATGTAGCTGTCTCTGAAACATCTCCTGTCATCCATCCAGAAATTTGATTTAGAGAGCATTTTACTGGAGCTGCATAACAAGACGACCTCATTACCTTGCTTACTGTAATATCAGTTGCTGCGGTAATACTAGAAGCTCCATAATCTTCTGCAAACTCAAAAGAAGCTTTAGTGTCTGTCATGGCTGATGGGTACCAATAGTTAGTAGAGCCGCCTGGATTCATAAACCCTCTAATAGTAAAAATTGTTGATTGTAATGAAACTTGAGGAATCCACTCAAGAGAGCCTGTAGAATTTTTAGACAGAATCGTACTATTAGAAGCTGTGCTAAAATCTAAGGGAGGATGAAGATTATCGTTACTTAAATTTTTATGTTCGTTAGAAGCCATTAAATATTGTTTTTATATTTATTATTAATCTCTTTTAATTCTTTTGCTAAATCCATTATTTCATCTTCTTCAATTTCATATTCTTCTTCGTGTTCTTCTTCAATATCGTATGTGAATCTTATAGTCATCTCCTTACCTTCTTCTTCTACTAATACTATTAACTCTCCATCTTCATGTAAATCCTCCATCATCTCATGAGTAAAATGGAAACTATGGTCATAATCTACATCATTGTAGTAATCAGCATTAGCTTCATCACATTGAGATTTACTTTCGTATTGACATTTACCTGTCTCTCCGAATTTCCATAAATTATTTTCACACTCTAAACAAGGCATAATTTTAATTTTTAATAATAATAACCTTCATAATAATCACAACCATAATTACAATTATAATCTCCACAACAATTTCTGCGTCTATCATAAATACTATCATACATTATAATTCCATGATTTTTCCAAACACCCGTTCTACAAGGTTTGTTAGATTCATAAGTAGGGAAATCTCCAGATTGGTCAGTACCATTAAGATACTCTATAGCGTCATCTAAAAATATTTCTCCCTTCCTGTAAGTGTCTTGTTTATAGACATTTAACTCATCAGGATTTACAACATGACTAAATTCATCCATACTTGTAACAACGCCCATACTTGTGCTGTTCATTTGAATCTCATTTATAATTTCAAATCTAGTAAACCAAGCTAAAGCATCTAATAGGTAATCTGTTAGGAATGTCTGGTTGTTAACTGTTAAGGTTCCGTTGTTGTTTTGTTCTTTTAACTCTCCATAAAACTTAACACCTAATTTATCTTTTACATGAGCTAGCTCAGTGATAATTAAATTATTATCACTAATTAAATAAGGGTCGGTATTAGCGTTAGTAAATGACTTACTGATTACTTCAGATGCTGTTATAAGTGATTTATATTGTCTTAAATTCGCCATATTAATTTTGTTCTATAGTTGTTTCTTTTCTTTCAACTTCTCCATCTCCATCATCATCTTTTTCTACTACTATAACCTCTCTATCAGCAACAAACATATCTCCATCTTCCAACATATCAAAATCTTCATCTAATAAAGCTCTCTGTTCGTTTATAGTTAAGACTTGTTTAATATCTACATCATTAGCGTAAGAAACTGGCGGCTCGTAATGTATCTTTAAGTTCTTAGGGTCAAATCCCATTTCATGATATAGTAGTTTGTGAATACCTGTTAGTAATAAATCTGTAGTTTCTTTAATAACAGTAGTCATAACTAAGTCATAAGATATTCTAATTTCACTTCCTGTATTATTCATCTTACCAGAACTAACGATACCACTTAAAGATGGTTGCCATCTATGAGCGGTAATTATATTTTGGTCTGTAATTTGTTGAAGCTCCATCCAACTACCATCTCTATCATCTTTTAATATCTGAACATTAGCATTTGCTGTATCTCCATTCTTAACGATAAACATAATTTTACCATTATTACCCTGTCCACAAAATTTCTTTTGAGCTTCTGTAACTAATTTTTTAGCTTCTTCTTCTCCCATATCTCCATTTATCTCAACGATAGCTGAAGGTTGGAATCCATTTTGGAATTGTGTGTTATTCCATAGTCCTATTTCATAATCTACTGATATATGTTCTAGTCCAGCAACATAATCAGGTAGTCCATAAAAACTAAAAGTAGGCTCGTAATCTTTGAACTGCATTACAAATCTACTTGATGTTACTCTAGGATATAGAGCTATTTTTTGTATTTCATCTTCTCTACTTCTCCAGTGTTTCCAATCAGGATGAACATAAACATTTTTTTTGTTTTTAGACATTCTAACTGTAGTAGCGTCTAAATGATAAAGATTCACTCCTCCATCATATAAAACACCCTCTATATAAGCATTACCAAATGTATAGTAGTCATCTGCTAATTTTTTGAATACATCTCTCAATGATTCTCCATCAGCATTTACATCTTTAATAAAATCTCTTGTAGCATCATCTTTACAAACGAATTTAGCTCCAGCTGTAAATACAACTTTCTGAGCTAACACAGACCTGTGAGTAGATGATTTTCTTTTAAGTTCTGCTAGGTATTGAGGAAATAAATTATCTTTCCCAAAAGGAATAAACTTAGTATTTATCCTATCTAAATCTAGTGGCTCAACCACATTAGGAGGAGTTACTAAATCAAATACCCCAAACTCAAAAGTATTACTCTTTGTCTTTTTTGTCTTTACCTGACTCTTTTTCGGACTCGTTTGTTTCTTTGACTTTGTTGACTTTTTTAGCATCTGTTTTAGTAGTTTTATTAGTTTTTTCTGTTTTCTCAACAATTTTTGTTAATCCTAAAACTTCATAGATAAAAGCTAATTCTTCCTGAGTATTACCTTCATTTATTGAAGTTATATTGCCGTCTCCATATCTTATTTGTTGATACTCAACTAGAGCTTTGTATTTTGCCATAATAGTATATATTTTTATTTGCTGTAAATCTACAACATTATTTTCACAATCACACATATAAACAAAAAAGATATAAGGGGGTTTTTACACCCCCTTTTATCATTCTTATAAATATTAGTTAGTTGTAGCTGTTAAAGCAGCTAAGTCTGGAGTTAAAGTACCAGAGAATAATCTAGGTAACTCAAACTGTCTAGCTGTTAAAACTACTGTAATTCCATTTTCCTCAGAATAAGCAGCTCCTGTTTGACCTTCCATTGAAGTAAGGTTTAAGTAAGTCTGACTTCTTGCTATCTGAGCAGTAGAAGCTCCTGTACCTGAAGCTGGCCCTCCTACAGAGTATTTATTACTCACTCCAAGAACATAAATCTTGTCGTTTGTATCTACCACTAACCCCATCATACATTGGGCAAGAGTTTTTTGCAGATTAGCAAATTTACTACTATCCATTTTTGGAAGATAGAAAGATAAAACACATTCAAAAGATGTTGAACCATTCTCTTTTGACGCTGTTACATTTAATGTAGGAATTTCATCCTTAAACTCATACATAAACCAATCTGCTGTCGAGCCTCCATTGTCTACTATACTTGATATAGAGTGAGAGTCTGCCGCTGTAGTAAAAGTTACTACATCAGTAGATTCCCAACTTCTTAGAAATATTTGTGATATACCACCTGTTCTTTGTAAATCAGAGCATGTTATTGATAATCCTGTTGTTATTGCCATTTTTTTTAATTTTTAATTGTTAATAATTCCGATTATACTAGCATACCTCCATTAACTAAAGAGTTCCAACCGTATTGGAAGCCCATAGTAAACGCTGAACGAATATACATTTTTTCTGTTACCTCATCATAGAACATTTTTAACTCATTCTCTGGAGCTGAAACATCAGTACCAATAAAGAAGTTATCTTTAGCTCCATAAATACAACCTTGAGTTGCTTGAATACCAGCTGTAACAGCAGTAAACAATGGAGGTAAATCAGCTCCTGTTAAAGCAGTTAACGCTTCATCCCACTCATACATAGCTACTAATTCAACACCTCTGTATCTTAATCTTTCATAGTTAACACCTGATTGAGCTTCTGAGTGTCCATAATCAACCGCACCTGTAGTAGCTATAGTTGTTAAAGAACCATAGTATGCGTTATAAATGTTTGGAGTAACGAACATTCTTTTTTCTGAAGCTGGAACTTGTTGTAGTTCAGCTGGAGCGGTATCAAATACTGTTTGTAGTAATAAAACCGCATCTGCTGGTAAAATTGCAGCACCTACAGCAATAAGGTTAGCTGCAGCTGTTGCAGCGGTAATTTCTCTTAATTGAGTAGCTCCGTTAATTGCTGTACCTACTGATAAAGCTTCCCATAGTCCATCTCCCATTGATTTGTAAGAACAGTCTGCTACTGCAGCTCCTGAATCTCCTGCCCACATATTTCTTACTAAGTCATGCTTAATACCATCTCTAGTTCTATTGATGATTGCGTCAGCTAATTCTGTACCTGAAAGGTCAGCCATATCAACTCCCGCTCTGTAAGACTCTACAATTACATCATCTTTAAACGCTGTCCAACATTGTTCTTGTTTTACAGAAGTGTTAGTTGTTGTAATTACTTTTGGAGCGATTGTAAATCCTGCTGGAGTACAAGCGTTAGCCCCACAAGCGTCATTTACTGCTGTTATCCCCTGTAATTTAGGAGCTAACATAAGGTTTTGTTTATACTTAACATTTGGATATACTCTGTAGTTACCCATAATGTCATCTGATGTAAACATTGGTTCTAATAAGATTTTTGAAGCGAATTTACCTTCATAAACACCTCCTAATCCATCTAATGCTATATTTGCCATTTTTTTTCTTTTTTAATTATTTATATTGATGATTTGATTTTAGAAGCTAATGCATTAAAAAACGCCACTTCATTACTTACTTCTTCTTTTACTTCTACTACCTCTGGGTCTGAATCAGTTGAGATTTCAGTTCCTTTAGCGTTAGATTTGTTGTTTAGCTTTTCAATTTCTGAGTTTAAAGAATCTACAGTGTTTTTTAATTCTGTAATTTCCTCATCTTTAGAAGTTGATAAAGCATTAATTTCAGATATTTTATTTTCAAAGTCAGAAAGCTTGTTAGAGATTTCTTCATTATCAGATAAAATAACATTTACTTCTGATACTTCTGTTTTATCAACTCCGCCCTTTACTGCAGCAACAATTTCTTCAACTTTAGCACCAAACCATGATTTTAATTCTTCTGTCATTGTCTTACTTTTTTTATTATTATTTAATTGATTAACGATTTCTTTTTGAGTTTTATTTTTAAACTTACTCATATCGTATTTAGCTGCAACCATAACTGCATCTGACACTCTATCAATAAATCCGTATTGTAACGCTTCTTCTGAATTGAACCAAGTCTCCTCATCCATCATATCTTCTATTGTAGATAATGGCAAACCTGTTTTCTTTGTATATATATTAGCTATCTCAGAGCTTAATTTATCTAGCAGGGCAGCTGTCTTTCTCATATCTCTAGCTTCTCCCATTGCTCCACCCCAAGCATTATGTATCATATATAAAGAGTTCTCTGACATTATAATCTCATCAGCAGCTAAGGGAATAATGCTACCCATACTAGCAGCTATACCCTCTATATAAGCTATAACCTTTCCTTTATATTTTTTAAGGGTATTATATATAGCCATTCCATCAAAAACCTCTCCACCAACACAATTAACATGAAGATAAATATCTTTACCTTTCAATGCTTTTATATCGTTAACAAATTCTTTAGCTGAAACTCCATAACCCCCAACTTCATCATACAAATAAACATCAACAAATTGTTCTGTCTTTTTTGCACTTATTGAATACCAACTTTGTTTACTATTATTCATTTTACAAAAATAATTTTAATTAACATTACATTTACGAAAAAAATGGAAAAAAGATTTTTAACGAACATTTCGTTTTAACACTGACTTGTTTCTCTCCTTATAAACTATGTTCTGAGCTGTTCTCTCAGTTATATCATATTTTATTGATAAGTCTATAAAACTATGAGTTCTGTTACCTTCATTAGTAACAAGTAAACTGTCAAAATCTTTAATTACCATATAATTCCTTAGCCTCTTTGTCTCTATCATTCCTCTCTCAATTAAATGAGATAGCATATCTTTTATTTGAGGCTCTTCCCCAAACCTTGTTTGTAACTCATTATATAATAAATCAATATACTCTGTTATTATATCTACCTTATTTTCTCTTTGAGCCATATTATTCTTCCCAATAATTATATACCTGAGTCCAAAATTTAACCACAGCTTTCCTACATCCTATACACCCAATAGATTGTTTAATGTTTTGAAAATGTCTATGCCATTCAGAGAATAAAAACGGTAAACTTGTAGGATGATATACTTCTTTAGAATCCATGTGTTCTTTGTTTCTAATAATATTCTCCTTTATTTCCTTTCTTTTCTCTCCCTTAATTTTTTCAGCTACTAATTCTACACTCATATTGTCAACAGTTTCAACTGTATTTAAGTTATTAATTACTCTTTCCATTTACCTAAAGGACACTCTCCGTAAAACTCTTTACTTAATGTAGCTTTAGCGTCTAAAAAACAAGTGCATTTACCACATCTTGCTCCCCATTCCCACTTAGGTTTTTTTAACATTAAAAAATTTCTGTAAAAACTACAGCTTTTACAAGTATCTAATCTATCTTGTTTAACTTTTTTATTAACAAACATTTCTTTATAATTTTATTTTAAAAACTAGCTTCAGCTTCAATTGTTTTTATAGTGTTTTGTGT